CCGTAAGAACTTATGCTTGACTAGCTGACGTGCTACAAACACAGGTGCCTTGACATGGAAGGATGCAAAGCAATGACCAAATGGGCTGATGTGCTTGTGCTCTGCCAAGTAACGTATGAGCTTGGCATCCCTGTCTTTCAACTTAGGTGGACCCCACACATCACTGGTATCCATCTCGCTACGCTTGCCAAAACTTACTCGTGCTGCATTAGCTACAGACAGGTCAGTACCCATATGGTCTACGTAAAATGTTTGTATCATTCTATCTCCTTTAATATATCTATTGCTTGCTGATGTGTCAGCTTAAACCATTCACCATTGTCTGCCTTATTCCAAGGATGTTTAGTAGTTGATGCCGCCGTAATGTGTGCTTTCTTCTCTGCCTTATGGCGGTTTTCAAAATAAACTGAATGCACTAATCTATAATCACGCATAGGTGAACTTGTTTGATACCCGTTCAGTCGATCTTGTGCATCAATAGCTTTACCTATCTTGATCCACTCAGGCCATGCCGCATTAGCTATAGCATAGACATGACCAGATGTAGTAGCATTGTAGTTAGTTAAAGAACTAAAGGCAGCATCATCAAAGGTTTTGTATTTACCTGCCTTGTACAGTGGGTGTGACGTTGATATGTACTTTCCGTTTACAAACATACGTTTGTCATTAAACGCCGTAGAGTGGCAATATTTACATATATAATGTTTTGCTGCCTTTCTTGACTCATGCCAGTTTTCACCTATGGCTAAATGAGTATCACATTTTATACAGTTACGTGTCACGATACATACCTCGCTATCTTGTACTCAAGATCAGTGTGAACAATACCATGCCACCCTGACAACTTATTCTTAACGACATTGATGTGCCGTTGGTTGTCTTCTTCCTCTTGACCCTCGACTGTAGGGTTCTTAGAAATCATAATCATAAGGTCAGCTTCTGCTGCCTTACCTGTACGTGAGCCTTCCATCATAGCTTGGTTGAGTACAACCTTACCTTCTGCTTCTGCAGATAGCTGAGACATGTAGAACATAGCACACTCTTGCTGCTTGGCAATCTGTCGTGCTTGTATAGCGTTAGCCTTGAGTGCCTCATCAGGACGTGAGAAGCCAGCAGTACGGGCAAACTTGTCACCCATGTCTAGTATAACTACATCAGGTTTGTAAGACTTACATACAGACTCAACCCAATTCATGTCACGTCCTGTTGCATCTTTAAACATGATCTTGTCACGTATCATACCAAAGACACGCATTGCTTCTTGTTTGTTCTTGACTATCTCAAACTTGTCCATGCCTGTAGCGGCAGTGATGTAACGGTGAGCCACACGGTGATAACCTTCTTCATTACACAGCACAACAACACGCGCACCCTGCCATGCAAAGCCATTAGGCCCAGCAACAAGGGATGCATGGAAGGATGTCTTGCCTGTGTTAGGACGTGCGCCTACCTCAATCAAGTGACCAGCGTTGATGCCCTCAACCTTACGTGTCAACGTAGGTATATTGAATGTCCATTGTGACTCAAGGTCAGTCATGGCAAGGATAGTATCAAGGTCAATGTCTTCCCACTCAATACGTAAGTTGGGTGTGAAGTCATCACCATACTGCTCAAGCATCATACGTAGTGGCTCAAGGCTTGTCTTGTCACCATTTACATAGTCAAAGCCAAGGTTAGCAATGTCTTCGCCTACTACCTGTTGAAACAGTTTAGATAGCACCTCTTGTGCTACGTCACTGCCCATTGGCTGTTCCTTGTTTACCTGCCCAAACAAGTGGCTGTATGCTTGCTTCTGTGCAGTAGTGAGGGTAGGGTTGTTTGCCATGAACAACGCCTCAATCTCTGCAGGTGTAACGGTACGTTCATAACGATCCATAGCAGTGTCGATAGACTGCTTGATTTTACGTACATCTTTACTGAATAGTCTGTCAGGACAACGGGCACCACGATGCTCGTCATAAAAGTCTTTGTCCATCAGACTACGTATCAATGATAATTCCATGTGTTAGTCTCCTAGTGTTGTAAGGTTTTCAAAGTCGGTAGGGTTACGGTATTTCAAATCGTCACGCAAGTACAGGATCTTGATAGTGTCTACGTACTGTCGTAACTCTCGTGCAAACTGCAGTGTCTTAGGTAAAGCATCAGGGTCTAATGCAATTATTGCTGTTGAGAACTGCGACAAGTACCTCTTGTGTCCATTGGACAATGATGTACCCAACACTGCGACCCCGACATATACACCACCATCACCTACAATAGCAGCACTTACGCAGTCCTCAACAACTACAGCCGTTTTACCACGTCCAGAAGCGTATGGCAAGTCACTTTTACCATATCTTTTCCACTTAGGTATACGTTTACCTAGTGATCTGCCTGTGGCATCGACTGTAATTCCATTGTGTACAACAGGGAACACCACACGATGTTCCTTTACGTCATACAACAAGCCTAAATCTTGTGGGTTTAGTACCCACTGGTTACAGAAGTCTCTAATCTTTGCATCATCACGCACAAACCAATCAGGCTTTGAAAAAGTTGATACGTGTGTCTCTTCTGCAACACTACCTAATGATTTACGTATATCATCAGCAGTCAATTGGGTACGTGTGCCACCTGACACACTGCACCCAGCTTTGTAACAGTTCCATATGATCTTACCCATATTATTAGTAATAGTAAATGTATTCTTAGTATTACATGATGGACATGTCATACGTTTAGTCTGACCATTAGCTAATCCTAAATCATGTATAAGATCATTCATATTCATGCTGTATCACTTTCTATGTTGTTCGCTCCACTCAAGGATACACTTACATTTCTCTGTGTCAAGGCACTATTTGCACTTATGTAAGTATGTTTCATGTATGGTTTCACAGAAGACACATGATTGTGCCCTGTCACTGCCATAACTTGGGGCAAGGGTACACCTGCATCTACCATCTGGGTTACTCCTGTCCTACGTAAGTCCATTAGACGTAACTCTTCAGGTAGTTTAGCTAAACGCATTACCCTTCTACCCACTTTGGATAGTCTCTCCATAGCATAAGGGTTATACATACCATCCGTAGGTCTAGGGTGTGGGGCAACGTAGTTTTGAAAACCAAAGTCGTTACGCTGTTCATTCAACATGTGTAACAAATCCTCTGATATTGGTAGCTCTACATCTGCCCTACGTTTACTCTGTTCCAGAGTTAGCTTTTGAGTACGGAAGTCAACGTTATCCCACGTCAACATACGCATGTCACCTAAACGTTGGCACCACTCGTATGCCATCTGTACAATCAGGCCAATGTTACGGTACTCAAAGTCACTGTATGCCACATCAAGAAACTTGATAACATCATCATGTGTCCACACCACCTTACGCTGGGCAGCAGACTTACGTTTGATGTTTGCCCAAGGATTGTATGTAGTGTGCTCCATCTGTATCGCATAGTTATATACCCTACTGGCACATGTTGCCGCATGATTAGCAAAACTGATGCCACGTTTAACCCATTCTTCATATGCTTGCTTTGCAACCTTAGATGTAACGTGCTCATACTTACGCCACCCCATAGTCTGGTGCAGCACAGTTAGAAAATACCTATAGTCAACCTTAGTTGAATGACGTAATGCATTGAAATCATTAGACATATAGTAATAGTTAATGAGATCAGTTACCTTGCTGTTAGACTTTATTCGTACAACCTGTGCTTGTTCTTCACGCCACGTATCAATTGCCTTATTGTGATCACGAACAATCTTGCGTACCTGTTTTAAGTCTGTACCATATTCCTCACGTTTGACCACACCTTCATCGACAAGGTTCTGTGGTGGGTTAAAGCGGTATGAGATGTCACCCGTAGGTGACACTCGTTCTTGTACATAGCGTGGTAGTTTAGGCATGTGTTATGCAGCCTCCAAAGTAATAAACTTATCATCAGATACCCACTTAGATACCTCTTGCTCTCGTGACCACATGCTTACAGCCTGTGTGTCGTTGCCAGTGTTACGCAGGTTGAAACCATTACGCTCATCAGCATACGATGCATAGTTGGTGAAGGCAGAATACAATGCCCACTTATTATGCCCACGTTGTGAAGCCTCTTGCATGTACAAACTGTACATCTTTTCAGACTTACGCTTAGATGCAATCATGCTGTCAAGCAGGGAGCTTACATCTACATACTTCAGGTCAGTCTGTGCCCACACTTGCATCTTGCTGGCTTCTTCATAGAAGTCCTTACGTGCTCGTGTCAGTTCATAGATAAAACTTTCCATAGTAAAGTTAGATGTATTCTTCTTACGCACCTTGTCGTACTCGCCACGTATCATGCCGTTGGTACAGAAGAAATCAATGGCACCAAAATAAACTTGGTTGCTGCATGACCCGTCAATACCATGTAATGATATAATACGATTGCCAATCTCAGTGCTATGTTTGTCAGTCTCAACGACTGTCTTCATGTTGGGCAGAGTAATGTCAAGCATAGCCCATGCACCATTACGTGCAGTACGCCAGTGCATCTTGGCGTCTTCAACCTCATGGCTGGTTAGTTCCTCAGTCACAGTGTCAAGGACACCACGATAGAAGTCACCGTGTGAGGCACAAGTAAATGTGCTGCCCACTACACCAAGGTATTCACCTGATGTAGCATTGATGACATACTTCTTGTCCTTTACTTTAGTGGGTTCAAACTCCACTGCAAAGTCCATGTACTCAGGTACGATGTCGTTATTATTAAGATCAAAAGCCATACTATTTTCTCCTTATGATAAGTATGTGGCAACTGTGCCATAGTTATGTAGGGTATACAATGCCCTACTAATTGGTGTTAGCTATTTGTAGAACAGGTGTGACCCATAAGTCACAGTGTACTCTAGTTTGTCAGCCCAATATGGGCGTACATAGTTTGCATGATAGTGTGTAGCGCCATCTGTTATATCAATGTACTCACCGCGCATTACATCTGCTGCCACCATCTGGGCATAGGCCCATGAATAAGGCTCTCGTGGCCTATCTGATTTGCCATCACAGTACCAGCTAAACTGGCAGGTGCCGTTGCTACGTGACTGCTTGACCACAGAACACACGTCATCAGGAAACTTGTCGTGCTGTACACGATTAATGACCGTTTGTGCTACGGCATACTGCCCTGTCATGGTATCACTACGTGCCTCAAAGTATACGTTCAGTGCAAGGCACATCAATGCTGCTTCAATCATTTATCATTCCTCTTAGGTAAAGGTGTGTCCGACCAGTCATCACAAGGATCATCAGTCGGCACTGGTTTCTTCTCCAGATGTGTATACGGATATAAATATACGTGTGCCATCGCCATCGCTTTCGCTATCTGATATCAGGCGTACTTCGTTACCTGCATCTGCATATTGCTTCAGCTTCTGTATACTGATGCGTCTATCGCCACGTTTAGCACTGCGATAGAATGTAATATTAGCTTCTTCACCGTCAATGTATTCACCTGTGACAATGAAGCGGTTACGCATAGTCCTTTCTTTTTCTGTGTCGTACCATTCTTCTGTAAAAAATTTGTCACTGTAGTCCATACCAAAGTCTTCAAACAAAAATGTTTGTACAGTTTTGTTTGCATCAATGATGCTTTTATCCATCATAGTTTTTGTCAGTTTAATTTTAGCTGCCATTGTTTTCTCCTATTGTAATACTACTGGTGCATCATAAACATAACCAATGTCTGCATATTCTTCTGCTTCGTACTCTGCACATGATACAAATTCTACTTCTTTATCAGGGTGAATGTGCTTCGCCATCAAGACTGCCATACTGCAAGCACTTGCCCAGCTATCAATGGCAGGAAAGGTATCATCAAGTGTGATACAACTCTCCTGTCCATCAATCTCTAAGACAATTTCATATGCCTTAATGCTTGGCATTATAGTACCATGCACGGTCATCATTAGGCAGAACACATGGCTTCCAGTGGCATGGTCTGTCTTCGTATTC